TTACTTCGCCTGCAGAAGTTTTCTTAGTCAGTACTTCATCAAGTTTTTTTTTATCTGCAATCATTCCTCTTTTACCTGGCTTTGCTTCTGGCACAGCCTTGCCACTACAACCACAAGATTCGCCTTCATACATCTTACCACATGATTCGCAAGTCATTTTTGATTCATAAACTTTTTGGTCAGCTGGTGATTTATAACCATGCTTTTTCATTTCTGTTTGTTTTACTTTACCAGAATCATAAGCATGATCTTCGTTTCCTGCACGATCGCCATGCTTTTCAATCTTATGTCCAGCAGCGAAAGCCTGTCCGTCCTTAGACTTTTCCCAATCGGATAAGTCCATATTTTGTTCTTTGCTAGATTTCTTTCCAGCTAAAATACTTTTAAGATCTTTCGCCATTTCTGTTTCCTTATTCAGATTCTGTTTCTAATTCAGGTTCATCAGCATTATAACCGTACATTTGTTGAGCTACCTGAATTTTCTTATCATTAATTGCTGCTTGTAAACGATCAACAATAAGATCGTTAAACGCTTGTTCGAATTCTATAGGCTTCTGAGAAGCTGCTGTTGAAATTAAATCTTCAATTCCATATTTATAATTATCTGTCATTTCATTATTTCCTTACATTTGCGATTGTGCTTGAGGCGCTTGTTGTTCGCCGCCCTTAGAAGACATTTGCTTTACAATGTCTGGATTCTTAGCAACAATCTGAACTGCTTGTTTGTAATTAGATTCGTCTTGCATATTTCTATTCTTGCCCTTCTTCTTCATCTGTTCGACAGTCATCAAAGCTTGTCTGACTTGTTCGTACTTATTTTGATCTTCAGGAGAAGGTTGTTGTTGCTCTGAACCTATTTGTTGCATCTGAGCGTTATGCTGAGCAATAAGCTGAACATTTTGTTCAATAGCAGGATTAATCCAACGTGGCTCTTGTGCAGCGTTTTCTTCGTTAATAATTGCATCCTGTTCTGTAACATCATCATCAGATTGCTTGAGGATATTCTTACGAATCCATTCATGGGAATAATACTTACCAGCCATATCCTGGAAGTTACGAGCAAGATTAACACGAGCTTCTGCAATTTCGTTGTTCTTTAATTCTGTGAAATAGTTATCCTTAGCAAAATCAAAGCGAATATTATGAACAAGAACTTGCCATTCTTCTGGTGTCATAACACCCTTAAGAACAAGTTGCTTTTCTAACATCTTAACAAATAGCTGAGCGAATCTACTTCTCAAACGAATTATAAAACGACCAAACTTTAATTCATCACGAGTAATTTCTGTTGCTCTACCAATTGAGAATAGAGCATCTGAGTTAAGGCGAGATACTGGAACGTTAAGACACTGAAGGAACTTCTTCTGAAAATACAGAACGTCATCCATTTGTCCTAACGTTTGACCGCCTGGTAGGGTAGTAACCTCCGTACCTCTACCGCCTTCACGACGAGGAAGCCAATAGTCTTCCAACATTGTCATGAACTTACGGTCGTCTCTAATTTCACCAGACTGAGCATCATAGATAAGACGGTTCTTATGCTTAACCATAATATCACGAACATACTGCTCTGCTTTAATTTTTGGAAGATTACCAACATCAATATACCAGATACGACGTTCTGGTGCACGAGCTAAACGATAGATAACCAATGCGTCTTCAAGAGTACGAAGCTGATTGAGAGCCTTAATAGCTTTATGAAGATAAGAAAGAACCATCGTTCCTTGGTTATCTGTTAAACCAGACACAACATGAAGGATAGAATCTTTAGCAATTCTTAAACCACTAGTAGTTGGACCTGTAGTTTTGTTACCGTAACTAAATCCCTTGTCATTGAAAATAAAATATTCATTGACAGTTTTAGTCATAGAAGCATCGCCAGTTGACGAAGAAGCGTCAATTCTTTTTCTAGATACTTCTCTTACTTTACGAATTTTTCTAGGATCAATATATCTTACTTCTTTAATTCCAGACTTTGGATCTTTATCATCAATTATAACATGATAATATAAACGACCATCGATATACCAACGGCGGTAAATATCATATGCGTGTTTATTAAAATCCATAATCTGTAAACAGTTCATGAACTCATCGTTAATTATTTTTTTAATTTGAGGAGAAATATTTAAAGCGTCTAAATTAATTGTAACGATATGCTTTTCATCAATTGACATTGATTCGTTTACAATTTCGTCAACTGCAGCATCACACTCAGGCTGTAATGCCATTTCGCGATACTTTGTTACTAGCTCTGCTTCTGTTCTAACTGTACCATCAAGGTCAACATATGTACCAAACGAACCACCAGCTGCAACAACAACTGCACCATCATCGGTCTCTTTATGAGCAAATGAAGGTAGCTGCTGTTGCTGCTCTTTTCTCTTAAATTCGAATCCAAATAATTCTGCCATTTAAATCTCCAAAATGGAGGGATAAAATATCCCCCCTTTAATCATAATATTATATTTATTAAGGACCCATCGGGCCATCAACATCAGCAATATCGGCGTAAGGATTAATACCTCCTGCGATTTTACTAGAAATTTCCTGAGTTGGTACCCAGTAATCATAAGCGAATGTTACAGGGAATGCTTCGATAGCATTCTGTGAATCCCAATCAAGAGCAATTGAACCAATTTCTGTTGGGAAAGCGCCGACGATAGCATAAGATCTAATAACTTCGCCATCCTTAGCATACTGAATTACTTCTAAATCAGTCTTATAGTTTTCTCCTGCAGCTGCAGGATCACGAACGTTAGAAACCATACGGTTAAGAGCGTTAGACCAAGCTTCAAACATAGAACGAACAGCGAAGTCTTCGTCGTTCATTACGTTAACTTGCCAATCGCCGAATGTACGGTCGCCAGCTATCTTAATCTTACGCCCAAAGTAAGGAACGTCAAATTCGCCAACAGAAGATGCAGGAAGTTCTGCAGTTCTACAAACGAATTCGAACTTTCTAACTGATACTGTGTTAAGACCAATACCTGCAGGAGGTACAAATCTAACATTGAAGAGAGATGGTCTGGCGCCACCGTACACCAGACCGTTTGTTTTGAATGTATTAATATTAAATGGCATCTATTTTACTCCTTTGAGTTTTATCTATTTATTAGAACTTGCCAACAACTTCGGAGAATTGAACGCCAGTTCCAACAGCCACGAAGTTCAACTGGATGAAGTTGATTGAACGAGCTGGTTTAATATAGATGTCACCAACAAACTGGTTGCTATCAATAATCTGTGCGGTATTATTAGTCTCGTCACAAACTACATGGAAATCAGTAATACCACGACGACCCTGAATATTGCGAAGGTAAGGAGTTACAAGATTCTTAAACTGCGCACGAGTGAAAGGATCATTGAATTCGAATAGTGAATACTTAGAAGCCTGTGAAATTGCCTTTTCAAGAACAATAAACAATCTGCGAACATTGATACGGTCGAATGCAGAAGGTTTACCCTGAAGAGTTTTATCACCATAAAGAACTGTACCCTTACCAGGGAATGTTACTACTGGGTTAATTCCGTTAACGTAAATTAAATCGCGTTCTGTCTGAGTAGGATTGTAACCAAGTCTGATGATGTTCTTAATCTGACCGCGATTGAAACCAGCAGGAGACCACCAAGCGTCGTTAGTATGATCTGTTCTGGCACATAGACCAGCGATATCACCGTTTAGAGGGATCCAACGATAGACGTCGTTATAACGATCATACTGATACTTATAGCTACCATCCATAACAGCATAAGAAGTACTGCGGATAGCGCCTCTCCAGTTAACAAGATTAGAAGCTTCTCTACCTGTTGTGCTGTTATTAATGCTGTTAACAATTAATGACTTGTCAGGAGAAACGAAAGCTACGCAATCTTTTCTGGTTTCGCAAATATTGTCGATAACATAATTTGCAATTTGGAAATTTGTAACAGCTTGACCGTTGACAGTTGTTACACCACCAAGAGGACGACCTGTGAGAATAAGAGAAATATCAACTTCTTCAGGTGACTTAAACAGATCATAAGCAGCTGCGATTGATGAGAAAGAATTAGCATGAGCTTCATTATAACCATCTTGAGCGAAAGACATCTTAATATTAAGAGGCTTTGTTCCCCAAACTGTGCTATTTGCTTGATTTGGATTTGTAACAAATAGAGCATTTGCAGAAGGACAAATATATCTGTCATTAGCAACCCAAACATATGCAGAACTTTGATTAATTACTTCCTTATAATAAGCAGAAGAACCATCAATGTTCTTAGCATCTGTAGCTCTTGAAAGATTCTTATATACTTCAAGAATCGATCCTGGAGTTCCAGTAAATAGACCATCGTCGTCTACAACTACAACATGAAGTTCGTCTTGAGCTGCGCTGTTGCCATACATTCTA